TTATTGTATTTGTAATCTTTCCAAAAGATCATTGGGAAGATTGAAAATTTCAAAAATAGTTTTGCCTGAAATGGTGGTATTTCTATATGGAGAAAATAATGTATGTAAATCTTGTAACATATTTTCAATCATATAGTGTTCATTTAACAAAATAGAGAAAAGCAAAATAAGTGTATAGGCTCCATTTTTTGAAATGCCAGAATCATATTCTTCACTGTTCGTTAATGTAGGAAAGAGAGTGAGAATAAGATTTTTCGGTATTTCTGTATTTATGTTCGATACAAATAATCGATTGCCGTGAGCCATACTATTTCGGTACTCTTTGAGCAGGGAAAGGGACTTAGCTAATAATTCTTTTCGATGCTCTAAAGAAATAGAATCGATTGGTAGTAGCTGATCACATATATACGTCTTGTCATCTTCAATTAGAATGGAATACCATTTTATAGAAAGACCAAATGGTAAATTATAGGTGATAATCCAAGGGGGTATATGGTTTTTTTCACTTTTGTAATGTCGGGTAATAGGATTTGGTCGATTGTTTAACTCCTTTTTTATTTGGGATAGGATGCCATTTCTGATGTTTGTACTTCGGCTATAATGGTCTCGACATAAGTAATCATCAGGATTTCGACAAGACAAATCGCTTAAATCCGTATATACTCCATATGATTTTGAAACTATATAAGAGATATTTGATTTTAATGAACGTTCTACGGCTAAAATATATTTAAATAATATATTACTAAAGTTGCTGTCTATAATATGCAGGGCATATAAATTGTTAAAGGAAACAGGTGTTTTTAAAACGTCCGATCCGGGTTCCGTGTCAAATATGTGGTAATATCCATTAATTAAAGTGTAATAAGATATATTCTTTAAGACACCTATTGCAAATGTTTTATCATCGATAATAAAATTTCTGGATTCTAAAAGTTCTAACAGCTGTTCGTATGTTTTAAAAGGTTTGTCATACTGATTCATTTCTTCTGACATAAAGCAAAACCCCCCTTATCTAAATGATAAGAGGGGTTTCACTAGTCATTTTTGCAACGACCATTTCTGTTGTGACCTCATCTTATCATTTCTATGAAAATCTGTCAAGCCAATTTTACGGGATCTCCCGGTGTAATCAAGTTATTTTTTACTTCAAAAGGTTTTATGCTGGATTTATCAATGGGGAGTGTTTCGTATGTTGTTGTGGTGAGAACAGGGGAAATATCAAAAACCCTTGTTTTAGTTATTACATTTTTTCTACAGACTGAATATAAGTCATTTACTTCGATTACATCAAGACTATCTTTGCAATATTCATAATTACATAATTTGGTTCCGTCCGGATTGAAAATCTCATCACCTACTTCATAGACGATGATAGAATCCCCGACTTTTAAATTATCCTTGGTTGCACTTGTTATGATTGTCCGGTTATCAAGTATTCGCAACACACGTCCGATACAATGTTTCCCGTATATTTCCTTGTCTGTACGCATAGTATTTACCTCCTTGCTATGATTAATAAAAATACCCCAAGCCTTGACAGCCTCCCTTATAGTGGGAATGTCTACCGCTAGGGGGATGTTAATCGTAATTGTGTAACTCATGTTACAGTTATTACATATACCTTTTAGCGGAAACAAGCAAATCCTGTTTGTATTTGTAAATATCCACAATATTATCTATGTAAATACGTGTAAAGTTTTTATTTTCATCAGGAATCAGTAGCTGCTTCTTCTTTGTGTCAAGGTTTAATCGGCATATAGGTTTTCGATTGTTATCATCAAAAAGGATTCCGAAATAACTTTCGGTATCACGATAGAAAATCTTCTCTAAGGGGATTTCCTCAGTTAAAATAGCGCGTATGATATTATAGGCTTGAAGTTCTTCTTCGGTTGTGAAAATTTTGCTTTTCGGCTCCTCAGTGGTTGCGATTTCTTCTGCTTTATCATCATTACTATCAGGTTCTAAGGCTGATGAGATTTTTTGGTTTACCAGATCACTTATATAGGTGTTGAAGGATTTCTGAATAATAGGCTTAAATTTATCAATAATCTTTTGAGTTTTTAAACCATCATAAATATCAGATAAAATGGTTTTGGCAAAATCATCACTGATTTCTGTAGACTGCTTACGTAGCCAATCTTTAATTAAACTAGAGTATTTCAACTCAGAAGCAACACTGAAAATGGAATCCTTATCGAAGGAATCCTTGCAAAACTTTTTTAATGCATTTACTGATGTATCCCGTAAGTTTGTCATATCGATTTCTAAAAATGGAGTCATATCCATTTTGTTTGCTTCATCCAGATCTGTGTAGAATTTGTAGCACAATCCGTTTGTGAGTATTGCGAATTTAGCGGGACAAGTTGCGAAATAACGAAATAACTGTGAATCGTGTTTGGTAAGAGATTCTCCACACCATTTACATTCAATTAATATCTCTGGTGTTCCATTGTTTAAAACGGCATAATCGACTTTCTCTCCCTTTTTAATGCCAACATCAGCTGTGTATTCTGGATAGAATTCACTAGGGTTAAAAACATCGTAACCCAATAATTGGAAAAAAGGTATAATCATTGACATTTTTGTAGACTCTTCGTTGGTAATAGAAGGAGTCATGGTAATAATTCTTTGTGCAAATTGTTTGATTTCTTCAGTAAAATCCATAATAATCTTCCTTTCATGTAAATATATAATATTTTAATGATATATGTGTAATTCAGTGTTTGTTATGCAATTCTTTCTCTTCTACAGTATTGTGAGTAAAAAAATCATCTTTTTGAATATGTCGCATTTCATGCAGATATGCCTGCATACGTTGTTCGTAGGAAAGACGTGCATTCAAAAAGATGCTAAAACTCCCATCTTCGTTAATAGTTACGGTTGCCGGAATTGAATTTCCGAAGTCTAAAACTTGTACATTTACATCATCCAGAAGCCTCACCCCCTATATTATTGTCCATTTTCTTTCCGTTTCAAAGCCATCAACATACTATGGACTGTTTGTAGATCTTCAGGGTTAGCATCTCTGGCTGCATCGAAAAGAAGGGAAAGTTCTTTGTTGTCGTAAATCTCCTGTGCAATTTTGCTGGTTTCCGGATTGAGATAATAATCCGGAGTATGTGTATCATCTGTTTCATCTATCAAATCAGATTTTTTGATATTAAAATAGTCAGCTAGTAATTGAACCTTTCCCATACGCGGTAGCGCAATACCCTTACACCAGGTATTAAATGTTTGCGGGGAAACATTTATTGCTTCAGCAACTTCTTTTTGTGTTTTGTCGTGTTCTTGCAGCAATGTTGTAAGATTGTTTGAAAAAATCATTTTTTGCTGTTCGTCAGTCATAGTATCACCACGCTTTCTTTAAAATGATAATACAATAAAATTTGAACAAAATCAACCAAAAGTCAAAAAAAGTTTGATTATAGTATTGACATCAAATTTAATTTGATTTATATTTATAACCAAGACAAGGAGGTGAAGAACGTTGGAGAAGCTACAAATTAGCTTAGCGGCGGCTCGAGTCAATGCAAAAATGACACAATATGACGTAGCTAAGGCGTTATCTGTAAGTAAGCAGACAATTAATAACTGGGAGAATGGAAAGACAGAGCCTAAAATGCAGCAGAGTAGACAGTTAAGTGAGCTCTATAAGATTCCCTTAGACAATATTTTTTTGCCCAGGAAATCAAATTAAATTTGATATATGTTTTAAAGATTAAGAGGTGAAACAAAAATGAATGGTAAAAATCCAATGAAGCTTTCCGTAGAAAAGAATGACGGAGAGTACAAAATCAAACTCGATGATCAGGAGCTTCGATATGTAGAAAATTACAATATTGATGTGAATTCAAGATTAGAACCAGGGAAAGCAAAACTTACGTTGGAAATGTTGGTTCAGTATCCGGATTAGAACGGTAATGAGAGGAGGGATAGAAGAGATGGAAAGATTATTGGATTTTTTAAGGATGTATTCCGAAGAGATTGCGATTGGAATTACCTGCGGGATTGTAGGGAGTTTTATAGGAATGGCGATAGCATGGCTGTTAGGAATACTGTGAGAAGGGTGGAAATAACTGCAATTACAATGGGGAGGATGATCTGCAATAAAACAAACTGCAGATTGAACCATTGTTTGCTTTCGACTTCTGCAATACCAAGTTGATCTAGATAAAAGATGGAATTGATATCTATATCTGCTGGACCACCGTATACGGTCATATTCCCGCCGGATTTTTCAATGTATTGCTGACACATAAGCTGTTGGAGGTCCTCAATGGAGATTTTTCCTTTAAATCTCTTTTTGAGATCCAGATATGAAACGGTGTGTTTTTTGTAGATATAATTGAGTATTTTGCGGTAATGATTGGTCATAATCATGCGGAAACCTCCTTAATTTGAAATGTTTGTAAATAGAATAGGAGAAAGCAAGAGAAAAGTCAATATTGTGGAATGGTTTAGTGGACGCAGGGAAGTCAAACACCCGAACAATCCCATCAACATAGGATAAAGGGAAGGAGTGTGATGAATATGGCAAAAAAAGCAAAACCAGAGGTAAAGAACCGTTTTTTCATCCAACGGGATGGTAAATATGTCAACGTGGAAGATCTGCCCCAGGAGGAACAGGACATTATCCGGAAGAATTTTTCGGAACAGTTGGCAGACGCAATGATGGAGGGGCTTGGATATACCAGAGTCACACCATCAGGTAAAAAGACAACAGCATAAAGGCGAGTGGCAGGCATAGCAGGGGGCGTATCGGAATCCTTTTTCCTATAGTAATAATTACAGATTACCCCAAACAGAATGTTCTACAAACATATTAGATGCGCCCTCCGCTGTGCCTGCCGGACAAGCAGGAAAGGAAAGAACATATGAAAGAGACATGTATGGCAGTGATCACAAAAGCCGTCATTGAATTTGATGATTATGGTCGCCTGCAGTTTGAATTGTGGCTGCAGGGATGGAGAGAAAACCAACACTTTACGAAAATAATCACTGGATATCCGCTCGGAAGAGGTCATGTTGGAGCGACGAACTTTGAAGGGAAAGCCAGAGGAGTGGTAGCTCTTATGCGGATCATGGATGTGGTTGGAGTATCAAGCTGGGATTGGCTGGAGAACAGGTCTGTACGCATTCTGGATGATGAGATGAACGGCGGGATTCATACAATCGGAAATGCGACCGAAGATAAATGGCTGGATCTGCACGACATTTTTTATCCTCACGCAGTGAAGAGAAGAGCAGACTTTCAGTTCGGTGAAGCAGATCCGGAGACAAGAGAAATATAAGATATGGCGCCGGGTGCAACAGAGGATATATCCAAAACCTCCCTATAGTTTAACAACAATTTACAACAAAAAGACCAAGTTTGATGCCATAAACAAAATGGATATATCCTTTGTTGTGCCCGGCGAGGAAAGGAAAAGTAATGAGTGCCAAGAGAGCAGCGATCCGCCGGGAGAGAAAGGAACGTCGGAAAGCGGAACACCGAAAGGCACCGGATGGAGAAGCCAGAAGGGCAGCAGAGCAGGGCAGAATGGACGGAAGGACATTGGCTGCCTGCATTATCATCAATGTCCTTTATGATCAATTCGGTTTCCGCGATAAACGTCTTATGAGAATGGTGAAACAGATCAATCAGGAGGCGTTGAAGTTTGATCAGGAGGCAACAAGATTTAATCTGGAGTTTTATGCCGGCAGACTGCAGGAAAGGATTCAAGCAGCACAGATCAGACCTAAGGTAGAAAGTCTGACAGAGACCATATATGGCAGCGTCAGGGATGAATATTTCATATCGTCCGGCGCCGTGATGTTTATGGTTTTGAATGAATATTTTGGATTTGCCTCCAATAACAAAGGGACAGGACGCACAGATCTGATCATGGCGTACATGGTAAATGAATACGTCAAAGTGAATCTGGATCCGGAAGGGCATGATGTAAAGTTTTATTACAGCAGAATGAAGGAAAAGACGGGTCTTGATATTTAAGACTGAATCAAAGAAAGGAAGACAAGATGAATTTATTGAGAAATAGTAAAGCGGAGAGACAGACAGGAAAGAAAGTAGTGAAGGTTGATGCGGAGTATTACAGTGATCTGCAGTGCAAGGAGTATTTGCTTGAGGCAGTTGCCAAGGTAGTTGTTGATATCGGTGACGAGAAATCAAAGCTGGAAAAAATTGCAGCTATTCTGCAGATCCAGCTTCTGCCTGAATTGGAGGGGTATATTGGAGGATTTTAGATTATTTTACGCCGCCGGTACCAAGCCGGCAGAGCAGGCGGACAAGCTGCCTCCGAAATTGCAGGAGAGAGTTGAGAAGGAGAACGTTCCTTCAGTGCGACCGCACATCCCTGCAGAACTGGAGTATGTCGGCACCGTGGTCGAAGGGCAGATATGCTTTGATTACTATCTCCTGCCTGATGGACAGCTCCGGCAGGAGTACCGCCGACCGGAGCAGGATATCATCTTGTCATATCGGGACGAGGAGAGCCTGCAGCACATCCGACAGAGGGAAAGAAAAAAGAGAGCAGCTATCGCAGAGCCGCCCTCGGAAAATGTCGTATGACACCAACAAGTTAATCATACGGCATAAGTGGTGAAAAGTCAAGGAATGCCAAGGGTTATAAGCCCTTTGGCGACCTTGTAATAAGTATTATAAAACGAAGCACAGAGGAACCATATGAGCCGTATGAAGAAAAAGTGTACATATCATCAATATGATTTCGAGGATGTGTACGGGAAAGAATGGAAAGTAAGCCCCCTGCCGGTCAGCAGAGACGGGCAGTTAAATATAGAGGATTGTTATGACAGCTCCGTACTGGGGGAGGAGTCCGAGGCGGAGAGGGTAGACCGCCGGATGAAGGCATTGGCATCCTGCCGGATCATGCTGCAGAGGATCATATCCGGAGACTATGTGGAGAGCAATATTTATCCTGTCTACTTAAACCGGAAGGATGTACCCAGGGCGGAGAAGTACCGGACCAGCCGGGAGGCACAGAAGCGTCTGAATCAGAAGAACCGTCAGAAGAAATATATCCGGATCATCAACAGCAATTTCCGTGCCGGTGATCTGATCGTCACACTGACATATAAGGATGGAGAGTATCCGCCCCTGGATCGTGCCCGGAAAGATATCAAGAATTATTTAGCAGCCATCGGCCGTTATCGTAAAAAGCAGGGGATGACGCCGTTGAAATATATATATGTGATCGAGTATGTGGATGGACCCACGAACAAGGTGCGGATCCATCACCATCTGATCATGTCTGCCATGGACAGAGATGTGGCGGAAAGCAAATGGACAAAAGGCAGAGTAGAGAGTAAATATGCAGATCCGGACGATGACTTTGGGCTGGAGGGCTTTGCCCGATACATTTGCAAGCTGGAATCGAGCGGAAGGCATCTGATCCAGCATTCCCGGAATTTAAAGAAACCGGTCATTCGGGAGAATGTGACAAAGCTTACACGCCGGAAGATGCGGGATCTGGTTCTCGCTGGCGACGATATGGGTCCGATGATGGAGAAGATCTTTCAGGGCTCCTGCCGGTATATTGATTCCAAGACTTATATATCTGACCTGACGGGAGGATTTTACATATATTCGAGATTAAAGAAAAAAGAGGTGAAAACCATGGAGACAAAAACGGCGTCCGATAAAGCAAATGCTAAAACGGACAATTTAAAACAAGTAAAAATATACATAGATATGCAATGGAAGGGGTCTCTGAAAAAAGGAAATGCTGTATATTCGATTGTTTTGGAGACATTGTTTAAGGGACGGACCTACACCGCCGTGCATCACGGCGAGGTGATGAACACCACCAAGAACCGTGCGATCCTGCATATTTCCAGAATCGCCCTGTCCCATCTGAGGGGAAATTATAATCTGGAGATCCATGCGGCCAGCGGGTATCTTGCCGGAGGATTTAACCTCTGCCGGTTCCAGTCGGCAGCAGAGCGGGAGTACCAAAACACAAAGAATGCTGACCTGATCGACAAGCTTCTCAAAGTGGCAGCAGGACAGGCCATCCGTGTGGTACCGGAACAGCATCACGCCTATACAGACTGGATGCGCAAGGAACGGGAAAAAGGGCAGCAGGGCGAAAGAGACCCGAAGATGTGGGAAAAGACCATTGATGATAAGAGATAGCCGAAGGGCGGAAAGGATAGAAAGATGATTAAATGTGAAATCCCCGGCTGCATCCGTGAAGGATGCCACAGCCATCATATCGTGTTCCGTTCCCAGGGCGGACCGGACATTGCAATGAATCTGATCCGGCTGTGTCCTTATCACCACAATATGTCCCCGGAAGGGGTTCATATGAATCCCACACTGGACAAGCGTTTGAAGTGCGTGTTGCAGCGGGAATACGAAGTGTTACTTCCGGAAAATGAGCAGCCAGTGGATCTGGTAGCTGACCGGATCGGCATGAGCAAGAAGAAAGCAGAGAAGTATTTCTTGAAGGTCCAAAAGAATCCGGACGGCACCATGGATAGAGAGGACATTATCCGCCGGCTAATGGGCGGAAGACTTTATTGAAAGGAGAAAGACGATGACAAAAATCAAGATGGACTGCATCTCTTATGACGGTATGAGCAACAAGCCGATCCAGAGTCGATGCAGAGCATTGAAGAAACTTTATTGCAGTTGTGAGGAACAATGCAGCTTTTACAAAAGTCGTTCTGACTACAATATGGACGGCAGCAGGAAGAAAAGGTGATCACATGAGCAGAAAATTAACAGACTGCAAGTGGCCGGACTGCTTTCATTGTGATCGCCCGGACTGCGAATACAACGGGACGATCAAAGAGGATGGTAAGTATTTGAACAAGCTGATTTTATGGAGTAAATATCAGCACGCCTGCGAAGCAAGTGTAACGGCAAGGCAGGCGTATGAAAACCGTCATCCGGAGGTGATGGCAAACGAAATATATGCAAGAATAGTGCATCCGCTGCCAAGGGCAGCAGATCAACAGGAAAATCACCGCTGGATCCAGAAAGGGATCCAGCAAATATAAACTGCAGTAACGAAAAGGAAAAATATTTATGGATAATGACAGTTTACAAGAATACAAAAAACGAAAGAAAGAAGCTAAACAAAGATTCATGGCACAGCAGAATCTCCCCTACGAGGTGAAAGTGAAAAGGGCTGCGTTACGAGTGCGTGAGTTTATTACGGAGATGGATAAAAGATATTGCAACGCTCATGTGAGTGTGGGCGGTCTGGATAGCATCACATTACTTCTTTTTATCCGAAAGCTGGGATATGACATACCGGCGATATCGGTATCAGGCGTAGAAGATAAGAGCATCCAAACTGTTCATAAGCAGTTAGGTGTGACACGACTTAGATCCTATAAGTCGAAAGTGGAAGTATTAAATACCATCGGCTTTCCGGTCATCTCAAAAAGAATAGCCGGTAAAATTGATCTACTCCAGCATCCGACAGAAAACAATAAAACCGTGCGCCATGCAATCATAACAGGAGAGTGTGGAGCACAGGGGCATTTTGCAACAAACAGCCGTATGCAGTTGCCGCAAAAGTGGCTAAGGCTATTCGCTGGGATGGCAAATGAAGAATATGGCACACATTATCAGAAAGCACCGTTCCAGGTCAGTAATAAATGCTGCTATTACCTTAAAGAAAAGCCGTGTGACGACTGGGCGAGAGAACATAATAGCTGGCCGTTTCTTGGGATGATGGCAAGCGAGGGAGGACAGCGGGAAGAGGCTCTTGTGGAGCATGGGTGTAATTATTATGGGAAAACAACTATGAGGTCCGCACCGTTTGCACCATTTTTGAGGCAGGATATTTTACAACTGGCGTTGGATCTGGAAGTACCGGTGCCGGAAATTTATGGAGAAATAAAGAGAAAACCGGATGGGACTCTTTATACAACAAAAGCCCAGCGGACCGGATGCAGTATGTGTGGTTTTGGTATACATCTGGAGGAGAGACCTCATCGCTTTGACAGACTCCGGGAAAGAAATGAGAAGGAATGGCACTTTTGGATGTATGAATGCTGTACAGATCTGGAAACGGGAGAAAAATACGGCTGGGGAAGAGTACTGGACTGGATCGGGGTAGGCTGGGAAGATGTACCGGCGCAGCAGATCAGTATGTTTGATTATCTGGAGGACGAGAGATGATAAACGGAGAATTGATAGTTGACAATTTTGCCGGCGGAGGCGGTGCCTCAACCGGAATCGAACTGGCAACCGGAAAGAGCGTTGATATCGCCATCAATCATGATCCGGAAGCTATTCGGATGCATAAAGCGAATCATCCGAACACGAAACATTACTGTGAAGATGTGTGGCAGGTGGATCCAGTTAAGGCATGTAAAGGACATCCGGTAGGTCTTGCCTGGTTCTCGCCGGACTGTAAGCACTTTTCGAAGGCGAAGGGTGGGAAACCAAAGGATAAATTCATTCGTGGTCTTGCCTGGGTAGCATGCAGATGGGCAGGGCTTGTTCGGCCGAGGGTCATTATGCTTGAGAATGTTGAAGAATTTAAAACTTGGGGACCACTGAACAGAGGTCATCATCCGATTAAATCGAAGCAAGGGAAGACCTTTGGAAAGTTTGTGCAGCAGCTTCAGAATCTGGGGTATGAGGTACAGTTTCGGGAGCTGGTGGCAGCAGACTATGGTGCGCCAACAATGCGCAAGCGCTTTTTTATGATTGCCAGGTGCGATGGAAATCCGATTTTGTGGCCAGAGCCAACGCACGCACCTAGGGATAGTGAAGAGGTAAAAGCTGGTTTGTTAAAGCCATATGTCGGGGCATATACGCAGATTGATTTCAGCCGTCCGTGTCCGTCTATCTTTGATACATCACAGGAGATCAAGGAGAAATATGGCATCCGTGCTGTGCGACCGCTGGCACCCAAAACGATGGAGAGGATTGCAAGGGGATTGAAAAAGTTTGTTCTGGACAACCCAGAGCCGTTCATCATCCAATGCAATCACGGGGGAAAGCGTAGGCCGAACGATATTCGGGAGCCAATGCCTACGATTATAGGAAAACATGGCTATGGGATCGTGGAGCCGAAGTTGACGCCGTATATCTCTGTTAATCGTGAGAACCACTTTGGAAGCGATATGCGTGAGCCGGTACATACGATAACGGCAAACAATCAGCACATGCTTATGACTCCTACATTGATTCAGTATCATTCGGAGACTGCAAAGGGAGAAACCAGAGGGCAGACCATAAAGAATCCGATCATGACGGTAGACGGATCAAACAGGTATGGGCTTGTCACCTCATTTCTGAGTAAATTTTATAAGACAGGAACAGGACAGGATATCAGGGAACCGCTTGGAACGGTAACAGCAAACGCTGGTGGAGGACATTTTGGAGAAGTTCGGGCATTCTTGATTAAATACTATGGAAATGGGTCTGCGGAGGATATCACGGAGCCGTTGGATACAATAACTTCAAGGGATCGTTTCGGGCTTGTGACAATACAAGGCGTGGACTATCAGATTGTTGATGTCGGACTTCGGATGCTGGAACCACGAGAGCTGTATGGGTGTCAGGGATTTCCAGAGGATTATATTATCGACCACGACTTTGAGGGACATACATACCCTCGAAGTGAGCAGGTGCGCCGGTGTGGCAATTCAGTTTGCCCACCATTACCGGCTGCAATGGTACGCTCCGATCTTCCGGAGCTGTGTGTGGCAGAGAGGATGCCGAATATCACTAAAAATAATATTGCTATGGAGAAAAATGGACAGTTAGCATTTGCGTAACAGAAAGGAGCAGACAATGACAGATCAGGAATTTAAAGAAACAATATTAGAGATTAAAAACAGCACCATACCACTTCCAACGCAGCAGAAGATCATAAAGGAGCTGGAGGGCAGCAGATGGATTCCGACAACCTGCACCGTGGATCAAGTGATCAACGAATTGGAAGAGGAAAAAGAATATGCTTACGCAGATTTTGAAGCATATGTAAACGATGTCAGTCCCTGCTTGGATGCAGAATATGATGATCTATTCCACAGAGGACTGGAGAGAGCAATTAAGATAATAAAGGACGGTGGAAAGAATGACGCTGGATTTGGCAATACACGACCTAAAAGGAGCGTATGCAAGCGACTATAATAAGCAACTGGCTGAGTGGCTAGAAGAGCTGAAAATGCTTAGAGAATTAAAAAACGAGCATAGA